GCGCTTAACAGCCCCCACCAATTCCATTTCGCCAAAGCAATTATTACCGGTATTCCTATTCGTCTCCAATTTTTACTCGTCCCTTCTGCTCCTGCCCAACCTCCTAAAAATCCACAAGTTATTATCAAAATTGTATTTAGAATAATCAATTTATCACCGCTATTTTAAAAGGCGTTCCGTTGACTATTAAATTAACGTATGCCGCTGAACTTACTACTGCTGCGCCGGCCATTGTATCTACTGCTACTCCAAAATCCCATCTATTTGTGCCTCCGTCAGTTGCTATTGGCCCTGTAAAATCCCCTGTCCTTGCCGTAAAATCCCCTGTCGCTGTAAGGTCTCCGGCAAAATTACCAGTTCCGGCTCTAAAATCGTGCGTGCCTATATTAACTGCCGTGCTCGCACTTGCATAAGGAACGATCCCTGTTAAACCGGTTCCAATCCCAAGATATGAAGCAGCGTTTATACTACCAGTCGTTAAGATATGTTTTGCCCCTAAATTAAGATTTGAAACCGCTCCTACGTATGGAAGTATCCTTAGCCCTGTATCTACTTTTAAACCAGTCGCACTCTTTGAAAGCGTAGTGCCGTCTAAATTAAGGGCCATATAAAAATTAAGATTAGCACCGCTGTCAGCCGTAGCCAAACCCTCCCCGGCCGTTAAAATCCTTTCATACGCAAGATCGCCGTGCGTTGAAACCATTAAGTAAGTGCCATCAAGAGGAGCTCCTCCGTAGCCGGATCCGGCGAACCTCATCCACACCCATCCAGAATTGATCCAGAAGTATGTCCAAAAATCATTTCCTCCGGTAGAATTAGCCGATACCCTATAACAAAATTCCCCTTCCCTGCCTGTCCAAGTTGGTGCAGCAGTAACTATCTGTGAAGAATATTTGCCGTAATCAAGGAGTAGCGTTACTTTATCCTTAAAATCTATGACCTCTTGAGGCATTTTATAGAAATCGTAATCGCCTACTTTCATGCTTTTCCCACTCCAAAGTCCGTGCTCATTAAATCTGTCCTATTGAGGTTCCACGGATTTGCCTTACTACTGTCAGATGTAAGTTTATATTGATATACATTGCAAGTTATCGGAACGTCTATGAATTTTACAATCTGGTTAACGGATCCAGATACAGCTAATTTAACAGTGTCTCTGTTTCTAAAAGTCCTATCGAAATTAAGGGCTTCACTATAGGTCAGAGTTCCAGAAGAAGTTTCCTCAAAATACATACACATCTTACGTTGCTTTGAAACTACATTGGGGGCCTTATTGAACATGAACGGGCTCTCATACCACTCGTTTACCCCTGTGGCTCCCACGCCATTTCCACTATCCAACATCCAGCAATACCCTTGATAATCAAACGCCATAAGATACTGCCTATTAGCGCTTTCAGCCATCGTCATATGAAAGAAATCCTTACCATACCTGTAAGGGAACCAAGCCCCTGTCCGGAGGTTTAAACACGCCATATGCGTAATTTTGCTTGATGGTGTAATCGCTACGGCTATTTTATAGAAGTTTTCATTGGTGTCCACTTCCGCAAAAGAGTTGGGAAGCTGACTATCGTCTATTTTTTCTAAGGCAAATTCACACATTTTATTATCGTTCTCGATCGCACCGGAAACTATTTCGTCGTTAGATCCGTCAAATATCCTCACTCGCCTATCCCAACAAAGCATCATTATTACTTCGCCATAGTCCTTATAATTCACTTTCTTAATCGTGCCGGGAACGGCTCCAAAATCTTTCATTTCCTTATAATCGAAGTCCGGGTTGCCTCCAACATATGAAACCTTAAAAATCTTATATTTGGTCATTATGTAAAGAAGTCTTCTGTAAAGAACGGCTCCTGTAATTTCATCATCTTTTGAGGAAGGGAGACTGAACGAATTATCCCAATCGCCGTTTATCATTGAATTAAAATCCTCATAAGATACGAGCCTCTTATCAGCTTGGGAGTTCATTAAAAAAGCAAATCCTTGAAATTCTATTGAATATTTACAGTTATTCGCCGAATTTGAAAGAACGGTCATTTGTGTTCCTGAAGTTCCGGCCCAATACAAAGGAACATCATAACTGTCGTTGGTAGCAATCAGGTAAGCCTTGATCCTATCAAAATACATTCTGCTTGCAGTTTGACTTGTTGCTATATGAGTAAAAGTGCTTCCTAAATTTGTTGAATAAAAAATGCCTGTTCCGGCCCCTACAATTAAATTTCTCGTGGAAGCGCCGGATCCGAAGTCAAAGCTCCCCCACCCTCCGGTATTTGCGGTAATGGCCCCGTTCATGGATTTAGCACCGTAGATTTTCTGCAATGAGCCATCCTGAAACTTCATATTCATACAGTTAGGCGACTGTCCTTCGCTTAAGGAAAATACATTCCTTATAGTGCTTAACCCGTCATTGTATTCTTTAGTTGAGGCGTCGCGAACTTTCTGTATCATTTTTACTCCCTGTAATCATATTCCTCAAAATCGCCCTCTAAATCAACCGAATCCAAGCGAGTTAGATACCTTACCTTTGCGTCCGTCATTATGGTTGCTGTTTTAACATGATGATAAGCATACATAGGATCATCTTGGTTACCTATCAATTCCCGCACTGCTCCGTGCAATACGGCCAAGTGCATAAACGCCGGCATATCAGGAACAGAGCTGATAACATATTCTGCGCCTGCAACGGAAGAATTTGTGAAAAGAGTTGATACGGTCAGGGAGGAGTCGTGAGTAATGCCATTTATCCTGAACCACTCGCTATCCTCTTGTATGCCATTAGCGTTTACCCTGATATAATCGCCAGTATTCGCCTCTAAAAAGCGTGATCCTGTGCCTGTAACGGTGCTTGTGGATCCTGTAATAGTAATCGTGCCCATAGAAGTTTGTCGTAGAGGTTTTGCAACTCGGAAATAATCATACCCTAAAGCAATCCCATATTGAGGAGGAGGGATCAATTCTACTTGAGGGTTCCCCGCAGTATCATTTGATACAATCCGGCAACAGCTTGGAGTGCCCGGCGAGGCAGAATATTCCCTGTAATACTGAATATGTCGCTTTTCCGGAATAATAGTTTTCTTCCCACCTTGCCATAAGATAAGGCCTCCCTTGATTGGAAACCTATCAAAATCCGGCGCTAATGCGTATATAGGTTGAAAGATATTATAGCTTTGGCTTGAAATATTTGTAGTGCCGGCAATAGGAGGATTAACTGTGCCTCCCGTAGTATCGGTAAAAGTAAAATCATATACTACATCATTTCCTGAAATCTTAATTTTTCTGCCTGTCATACCTGCAATAAGCGTGGTTCCTGAAAAAGTCAACTGTGTTGCGCCTGTATTCGCTGAAACTGTGCCGGTGTTATATTTCTGGTCGCAGGTAATCGATGAACTTGCCTTCATAAACTCCCAATCAAATTTACCGCTTATCTCCTTCGTGGCCATATCGTTCACTGATCCACGCACTCTTGGTCGATCATTTTCAGAACCGGAACGTGAGATTTCGGCGGCGCGCTCAATGAGTTCAGTATAAGGGATTTCGTTAATATTTTTGCTCATATCAAAACCTCACTTTGAATTTAAAACCTACGTATCTCTCTCCACTTGGAGTAGTTAAATTACCTATCTTTGTATGAGAACCTACAAAATAGATGACTTTCCCGACCCTAACTACTCCCCGAATTTTTTTAACAGTTCTTGCCCCTTAAACAAAATCTTTTGTATCTTCTCTAAGGTGTCAGCTATTTTGTTTACGAGATGATCTTCTGCCGGTTGAAATACATTTATAATTCCGGCGAGCAATTTTAAAATAGCGCCTATAATACCCGTTGCCATGCTGATTACTTTAAGCAACCATGCGATTCTGTTGGTTATAAATCTCATAATTACCTCCCGTTTTTTAACATAAAATCTTTTAAATCTTCTATCCTTGAATTCACGTCATCTATTCTTGTATCAAAATGACCTCGTAAGCCCTGAACACTTTCTTTTATACTATTTTGAGCTTGGTGACATTCTCGCGTTTTAACATATTTGCCATTCTTTCCCGAAAAAGTAACGTCAAAACCAAGTAAATTCATTACTTACCTCCCATCCATTTCCCTCGACTCGTTTCCTGCCACACCGAGTTGTCAGTTTGATAGACAAGGTTCAAAACAAAACCTGAACCCATTACATATGCGCCTCCACCCATCAGAGAAATACCGGTTCCATCTCTAATCCTCAGTTTAGGGGTATCTGTTGTATGGTGTATAGTTAATAAATCTCCGGTTTTACCTGCGGAAATTTGAGGATTTTTGGAAATTTCAACTATTGTTTCGTCGCCGCCTCCTGATAGGGCAAAGGGTTGTTCTGACGGGGTTACAGTTTCTATTAAAGTTTTAGTAAAACCCTTACCGACATTAGCATCAGAAGGAGTAGCTGTATCTAAAAGCGACGTCTTAACAACGGCTTTAAGTATGACCTCTGAAAGAGTAGTCGTATCTGTCATAGGAAGCTTTACTATGGCTTTAGCCCCAAAGGGTTCGGAGGTAGTAATGGTTTCCGCCACAGACTTTCCTATGGCTTTAGCCCCAAAGGGTTCGGAGGTAGTAATGGTTTCATTGATAGTTTCAGTATATTCTGATAAGTTATTATACGCAGCAGTGGGGGGTGTAAAGTTAGAAGTCCATCTTGCTACACCCTTGCTTATACGAAATTCGTCTATCCAACCAACGACGCCCTTACTTCCTCCGTTTTCTGCGCCGATGGCTAATATTGCCGCTATATTTCCGAGTTCCTCGTTCTCTGCTAAAGCTGAACCCCAATATATGCTTTTTGAATCTCCATCTATAAAAGCATACATGTTGTTTTCGCCAGTGCCATATCTAACTACTGCGACATGCTGCCAGTCAGTTGTAAAAACAGCACTGTTAGTATTGAACGCAGCAGCAGTAGTTGCACCACTTTCATAGTAATAAAAATATAGTTTCCCGTTATAGCTGAGTATTTGAGCATAGTTGGTGCCATTTTCATATTGTTCATAAAACATAAATGTTGACGCGACCACAGGGTCAGTATTAAATTTAACCCAAAAATCTATGGTGAAGTTTCCTGTTCCATAATACCAGTCGTCATCGTCCGCATAAGTTATATAATCGTCTCCGTCTAACAATAAACTCGCAGTTCCAAATTTCTTCTGCGCCGTGTCTAATTGAGCATCGTTTACGCAGGTAGCATTACCGTGACTGCCCCCCACAGAAGTATCTGGAACAGTCGTTGACGTATCCGATCCATCACACGCAAGCAATAGTTTTGTATTACTATCGTTACCCGGCATAAATCTCCTTAGGCGATTTTTATATTATGCGTTATTTGCAATGTATCTCCGGAGTTCATTGTTACTGCCCCGAATGTTTGCACGGCTAATATCCAACCTCCAGCGTCAGTTTGCATAATAGCTTCCTCTTGCACGCTTTGATTATCTGAATTACAGGTAAAAGTCTTTACGTATCTCGTAGTATCTCCGCTTGTGGTTGTGAGCGTGTTTGAAGTTGTCGCTACTGCCCTCACAAGTCCTGCACCGTCGGCTCCAATATACTCTCCGATTGCAGTCGTGGAAGTAGTAATTGAAGTGAGGTTTGAGCCCAAGGCCATGTATTGTCCGCCCGAGTTGTCCGTAGTAAGACCAAGCAACATAGCGCAAAGACGCTTGCCGGAACTGGTAATAAGGTTTGTAACTTTCCTTGTTGCAAAAACCGATCCGTCCGGGTGCCTTGCTACAATCTCTACTTCCCCCATCATTTTCATCATTTCTCCAAACATAACCCCTCCCTTAGTTTGATAGTATCCAACTCACATAAGTCGACGACGCTGTAACCAACATCCACGGAACATTTAGGTTTAAGGCAATTCCGCCTGAATTTGTTATATACTGCACCACCCTTGCGCTTTCAGGAGGAACAGTCGTCGTAGTTGAGTTAGCTCTTTTTTGACTTGCGCCTATTTCGCCCTCGCCCCCTAAAGATTTTTTAGAGGGCTTAGGTGTATCGTAACATTCCTCATCAAGCCATAGACCGTCTTTCTGTTTAAGGACGTTCTTATGAAAAACAAACCCACAGCGATCGCATTCTCGTAATTGTAATCTATTACTCATAATAGTATATAAAAATGCAAGGGGAGGTTTTGGCCCCCCCCTAATGTTACGGTGCTATTCTACCAGATCTATTTCCGCAAAGTTGCCATTGACCGCCAAAGCCATTGACAAACTGCCAATAAGCGCCTGATACACATACCATAGCGCCTGTTGACTCTGCGTCATACATACAAGTTGGCCCGGCAGAAGTTACAATAATTACTGCCGAATTAGGAGCATAGACAGTAACTACTTGCCCGGGAACTCCGCCTTGTAAGTTTCTTAACTGTGTTGCGGTGCCACCAGAAGCATTCATGTAAATCATCTTTGTTTCTTTGTTGATCGTCACTACATGATTTGCAGAAGTTGCCCCTTTAGGTGGCAGAGCCACCACATTTGTATCTGCATTGAAGTTTGAAGCAACCTCAAACCATTGGCCGCCGTTCTTTACCAATTCAAGCGTGCCTGAATTAGCCAATGCAAGGTTGCCCGACCCCATTAGGTTAATCGCGCCAACGGAATTGACTACTGCTACCGCAGAACCTAACGCCAATACAGTTACATGCTGTCCATCGTAACCATTTGAAAGACTATCAATGTTAACAGGCGCACCTGTTGATGTATTTACGGCAATTTGTGTTTTGCCGTTCACATTGATAACATCGGCAGCGATATTACTCCCCGATTGAACCGAGAGAACATAGCTTGTCTGGTTTTGACTTCTCGATATTTCATACCAAGAAGTGTTGTGTTGTATCAGGGATATTACATTGTTGTTTCCGGAAAAATCACCGGAACCGGCTAAAACAAGCTCGCCGGAATTTGCTACGCTTGTTGAACCTCCGTCAATCATTATAAGCGTTATGACCTGACCTTCCTCGCCACCATCAAAATCGGTTATAACCGTAGCGCCTGTATTGACGGCATAAAAAACTGAACCTAACGTAACATCCGGCGTTGCATCGGATTGAGTTAACAGATTATCCGACCGCGCTTGGAAGTTTTTGTAAGGCCCGTAAGCATGCGCATATCTGGTTCTATCTGCGCTCATTCAATCCTCCTTGTGAGATCCAAACCGCTTTTACGGAAATATGGACGCTGTTAAGCATTACCTCGGTAAGTGCGAGGCGGGAACAATTAAGCCCCCGCCTCGCACAATTTACTGCCCTGTTGAATGATAAAGATTCGATGGCTTGTTAACTTCCACGCTAAATCTAAATGTTACTTTAAATTTTGCGTCGCCTGTTTCAAAATCTCCATCCTTCGCAAAGGTAATCTTGCGTCTTAGAAACGCGATTGGCCCTGACTTTCTATTTGGAGGCATAGCAACAAAAGTAAAGGCGTCGGTATCCGTCAGATACGGACTTGCTATCGGCGAAATCCCTATTCCCTTAATAGTATTGACCGCGTTATTGCTTGACTCTGGATCATAGCCCGAATTTAACAACTCCTTTGCTTTCCAAAGGTTATTCGGGTGAACCCAAAGCTCTTTAACCTTTATGATTTGATACTTTCCAGTATCGTCCTTCGTCGTCGTGAAGTTATCATAAGCGGTTTGAAAACTTGTTACGCCCAAATCCGCGCCCGGCGTTAAGAGATTTGACCATGTTCCACCCCTAAGTGCCGTATGTGAATTTGAGAATACTGCTAAACCATCGCCTGCTGTATGGTTCGTGGTTGCCGTGCCATTGTTGATAAGATCGTGAACAAGAGTTTCCAAAGTCTCTCTTGCTGACGAGCCCAACTCCGCAGTAATATCTCCCATTTCCGTAGGAATATCCGGATATCTCGCGTCATCGATAAGTTCCTCACTTACCTTTCCGCCCAAACCATAAGTGATGTGGTTCCACCTTTTGGTCGGCCCTTGAACCATATCGTCGTAGACTATTCCCTGCGACTCTGGTTTTTTAGGTATCTTTCCATATCCCGCGAAATACGCAGCTTCTTCATACGCGTTTTTGGAAGGCAATACTGTTACAAGACGTTTCCAGATCTGTTCACTATTCTTCGGCCTATACGCACTAACCGCAATAGCAAACAAACCGGGAACGACTGATTTATTAAACGTAGATCTATTCATCGTCCCTCCCTATATGCCTGCGGCATTTAAGCCGGTAGTGATAAGTTTCTGGTGCCTGTTGATCTTAACACGCCACTTACAATAATCGCCGTAATCGTTGTCGCCATCGGCCGCATACATCGGGCCTAACAACAAAAACTGCCCTGACGAAGTTTGCACTCCGCTACGGTCTAATACTGCATTACTTAATCCGGTTGTCGTATTCCCTGTCGTAGCCAAATAGGTAAAATCTGCCAAATTGCCTACTTCACTGACAGTCAAAGCTGTTCCTCCCGTATCCTCCTCAATTATAAACTCTTGATTAGGATCGTCCGCGACACCTACAAAAACCGGTGGTATCGTAGAACCAATTCCTTTCAGATACGGTGCGTCCTCGTAAGGACAGCTCAAACCGTCTTTTAAAAAGAGTTCCGCAGAACCTAAAATAGCATTCGCAGAACCGCATGTAGCCGGTATGACTTTACCAGTATTGTCTAAGGCAACGGGTTGATGTAGATACATTGCTTTCGCTGTGTCCGCGCGATAGTAATTTATCTTCACAGCACCGGGGCCCGCAGGGAATAAGCCTTTTGTAAATTGAACGTTCATGCTTACTCCTCCTTTGTTTCGTCTTTACCGAAATCTCTCCCTTCCTGCAAGCCAGGGGTAGTTTCATCGTTCTCCTCGGCCTTGGAAAGTGTCGGCTTATAAAATTTCTTTGGATCTTCTTCGTGCTTACGAATCTGCACGTTTACCATATCGCTACTTTTCTGTTGAGCCTCTCTTGTTTTTGCTTCGGCTCTCCTTCTGCCCATACACGCCAATATCAAATCGCCTTTCTCTATCGCACCCGCAACAGAAAATAGGTAATTCGGCAGTTTTGGAAAAAGTTGCCTATTTACAAAAACCCATCCTTTGTCAATTGCTTCATCAATAGCCCTCTTACTGCGGAGGATCCAATGAAAAGCAAATTCTTGAGTATGACGCTCAAGTGGTTTTGGTAATGATAATCTGTGCCGGCCCGGCTCTTTTTCAGGCGCGGCAACCTTGGTAACTTCTTCCAAGGTTTGAGGTTGTGTTTTCATACGCTCCGTCAAATACGTATCAACCTCAGTTATCAAAACACTTTTCGTCACATCGGGAGGCGGAGTAACCCCCTTTGGTTCAACAGGTGGAACTTTTTTTTCTTCCTTTACGGCAGGAGTAGCCTCCGGCTTTTTCTTTTTCTCTGGAAAGCCGAAAACAGGTTTTTCTTCTTTTTTGTCTTTCTTTACGCCCACGACATCTTCCGGTGTTACTATGTCGGTTTTATTTTGATCGTCCATTATTGAACCTCTACTTTCTTTTCACCTGAATTTAATCTTTTCAGGGTAGCCGCGTAATTCTTGAGCGGTATATTATTGTGCTTACAGAAAATTATTTGCTCTTGCGTGAGAACTACTTCCCCTCCACCCGGCTTAGTCTTCGCTCCGGGCTTTAAACTTGTTTGCCTGACGTTCGTGCGCCTACTGACTTCCTTTTCAATTACCTTTTCTGCGTTAACGCCTTCCTCTTTCACTTTCAACCCTTGTTTGCGGCACTCGTCTTCCATATCCCTCATTAACATCAAAGGCCCCAAATAATTTGTTTTATAATGAGGTTTTTTATCTAAAAGCTCGAACCAGATCTTTGCGTAATCAGAAGTTGGGTCATTTAACTCCGGATATTTCTCCAAAACCCCCTGTTTGTTTGTTTCCATCAAGCTAATCTGCCTCGTTTGTTCCTTCTCAATTTTCTCTAATTCGGATTTCTTGCTTTCCTGCTCTTTCTCTGCCTTTCTTTGACGCTTATAAATCTCTGATACGCCAGCGACCAAATCCTCGTTGATCAGCTTTACAAGTTCCTCATCACTTTTTACAGGCTCGCCGGTTTCTGTTTTAGTCGTAACTGATTTAGACTTAATCAAATCAGCCACTTGTTTCTGGAGATTTTCGATAATCCTATACGAACCCGCCGTATGGTTCACGGATCTCTCGAGCTTGCCAACCGTTTCCTTGAGGGCTTTTATCTCCTCGTCTTTAGGATCCGGCTTCTCGACAACTTCTTCTTTTACGGTTCCGGAGGTTTCTTCCACCACTACGACAATATCATCTTTTTCTTCCGGTTCAGGCATAACTCCCTCTCTTTCCACCGCTCTCGCGGGTATGAAACTATTCGTCTTCTGGTTGATCCAATTCGCGCATATAGTTCTCTATATGCACCGGCACTTTTTCTATGCCATCTATTTCACCTTGCATAAGAACTGCGTCGTGCAAGGAACCTTTACGGAGTCGGTTTGACCTCTCCACTTTTTTTCTCTGACATACTCTCTCCAAGAGCCGGAGACATACCGCCCAACCTGGACTCTTGCGTAGATCCTGCAGATCCTTCAACTCCCGCCGTTTCTCCTCCTGACTTATTTCCACCTTCTCCTCCTTTTATCATTAACATCCTTTGTATCATTGCTTGCATCATCATCTGGTGCTCGCCCATATGATTTTGGTTATACAGTAACACCTGTTCCCTTACTCCATCCGGGAGAAATGCTATTGTAGGCGACGACATCAACTCATTGTGAACCTGTAAATGCCAAATATGGTTCTCTGTAATGAGTGCCCTTACTTTATTAAACTCCCCTTGGATCATTAACGTATTCTCGTCCTCGGGCGCATCAGTATCCTTTTCCTCCGGAGCCGGCCCTAAAAATCTTTCAGCTTCATCTCTTGAACTATGAGAAGCAACGAGTTTAAATGTCGCCTTGTAAATCTTAACAGGATCCGTTCCTACAATCGGGTTCGCTAAGAGTTGTCCATACAAAAATCCGGCTATCTGCCGTTCCATATCTTTTGATCCACCCGAGGAGTCTTCTAATAAAAAAGCGTCAAATTCTCCGGAAATACCTTCGTCAGTAAGTTCGCCGGCTTGGAATATCGGATCACCTTTCTCTCCAAGTATTCTTGTCTCAAACCCCGGCGGGATATTAAGTTGTATCTTATCCAATATCTGCGTTAATATCCTTGAAGCACCCGCTCGTAATCTTTCTCCGGGTCTCTGAAAACGTTCCTGCGCGTTCGAGAGAATAGCGTTGGTTCTGGTGGCAGTTCCAGAACCACCCACTATTTCTGACTCCTTGCCCATGACATAACTCGAGGCAGCGGTTAATCTCTCTACAAACTCCAATACAAGCTTAATAGCATTTATAAGGCGTTCTACAGGAATATCAAAGTCGGGGAAATACACGTTCTTTTGAGGATCTGAAACCGGTATAAGCTTTCGAGGGGATAGGTATATAGTTGAGGGATTTAAGTCGCCGGAAGGATCGTAAAAGCCCGGCCTCATCATTGAATAAGTATTACCGTCAGTCATTTGGTTAAAGCACGCGTCAATTTCTCTCGCCAACTCCTCAACCATTTCCAAAGTGCCTAATCCGTCTAAGCCGTCAACCTCATTTAATCTCGGCAGGAATTTTGTCCACTCTATCGGCCTCATTGCTCTCTTAGAAAGGTTTTTTACCTCCACTCCTCCAAGATAAATTTTATTATCCATATCGATTATGACGCGGATATCTTCTGCAAATCCGTCGCCGTCAAAATCGTATTTCATATATTCAACAAGGCAATTGATAGGATAAACCCTCACCTTCACCTCTTTAAGCATTTTGACTTCTTCTTCGGTAGCCGACGCGTCAGCCGAGATCACGACCTTTTCTTCCACTTTCGGACGTAGCAAGGTTTGGACATTTACCAACTGCTCCTCGATTTCCATTTGCTCAAGGTCGCCGAATTTATAATCGTCCTTTACGACAACAGGATCATTGTAGATATTCTTCTGCCCTTTTTGGAGAAAGACATTTTCTTTAGGTATGATATTGCACTTTGTTTTTTCGATAAGTTTTAACACCTTGTCTTGAAAAGAGTCTAATTCTTCGCCATTAGGGCCTCTGATAACAGTGGTTTCTGATTCGCCTATATCCTTATACTCGACATCCCAAATTACCTCAACAAGAGAGTCGCCGTAACCGGCCGTTACCATTACCCAATTATCAAAAAACTCCCTCATTTTTGTCCATACCCTGATCCACCAATCCATAAACTTCGTTATGCGCTCGACTTTCTCAAAGTCATTTTTCTCGCCCGGACGCCATCGGCATAGGTCTTCATTGTAAACCGCCGGAAAAAGTTTTGAGCATAGCATTTCGAGGATTGCCATAGCAATGCGCATACTTCTATTGGAACAGTTTTTCCACGGCTTATCCTTCGGCTTTCTTTTCCCAAAATAAAGATTGTTAAGCGATTCCATATGTTGCTCAAAATGCAGCACGTCGCCCTTAGAATTAGTCCGGTATTCTTTTGTATCGCGATTTTCCTTGCCGGATCGGTAATCCTGCAAAACCATTTCAACGAGAGTTTTTTCCTGCGCCTCGGATATCTGAATCTGCATGCCGGGCTTTGCTACTTGGGGCGTAGGCTCCATCTCCTCGTTTTGAATTCCTTCCTTGACCTCTCGTGCCATTAGTTACCTCGCTCGTCTTCGCTTTTTTTTAGGTTTGCATTTCCACATACTATTCTCCTGTCGTGTCAATTACTTCCGCCCTTGGTTTCACTCCCAGTTTATCAAGTTTATTAAGAAGGTTTTGTTTTTCTTGTTCAAGCTGATCATCCGACATGTTGTTGATTTGAGCAAAGACCACATTGCCGATAGCGGTTGATTTTCCGCCCTCAACTTCTTCCCTGACAGAATCGAGGCAAGCTTTAGCTGCGCTAATTTTGTTCTGTGCAATTGCTTTCTGATAGAGTTCGTCATATCTCCTTAGCCTCACTCTTTTTTGCGCGATTGCTTCTTCCATAGTAGTAGCCAAATATTGTGCGCGCATATCCGTTACAATCACATTCCATCGCGTTCCCTTTTTCAAAAAAATTTCATTTATGTATTGAGGCGTGGTATCAATGTTATATGTTTCCTTCACATACCTCACGGCTTCGGCAGGGCTCATATATTGAGCAACTTCCCTTGCTATGTCTAGCTTCTTCTTGCGGGAAAGATTTCTCTTGTTAGACAACTGCGCCCTCCAAATCTGGCTCCAACACTTTTCGGGCCTTGTAATAAGGCTTATCTATGACTAAATACCTCACGGTATCTGCACCGTGGGCGTCTTTTTCTTTCGCCTGTTCGTTGGGGTTTTTATCTTGGCTTGAAGATCCCCTGTCTTCTTTATACTGGTAATTCCGCATACTCCGGATAGTTTCCGGGCAACGCCTCTTGTGGAAGTATATCTTTGGTTTATTGGTAATGTCTATTGTTCGGGAAGGATCAAACCGGAGGCGTTCTTTTACGAGCAAGTGCCCTGTTTCTCTATCATCGTTTCCGAGGAACGTGGAACAGCCATAAAGCGACAACTGTTTCTGAACGGTTATATTTACGCCGACCTTGTGAGGTTTTGCGCCAAAATTAGGATCAAGGAGCCGTTTCCGCATATTGTATCCCCGGAAATGTTCCCTCGCCTTGATTGCGGCCGCGAGTTCCATAAGATCCCCGTGTATCAGGAGTTCATCATCTACAAACAAATCCCCTATCTTATCCACGAATGCCCAAATAACATGGTGCTTGAGCCGGTCGTGCGGATCTGCCACGCACCATACCGGCGCGTCCTCAAAGCCCTTATCGGTATATTCCCACTCCTGACAATGCACGCTTGAGAAATTCTTATAAATCATGCCCCTCAAGTGGAAGAACTTGCCGTGAATGCGGCTTTCTATGTCGTCTGGATCCAACGAGAGCAGGAACTCCTCAATGGCTTCATCTGTAAGGATCTGATTGCCCTTGATATCACGCTTATTGTCATAAATCGACGCTGTAACCATATCAATACGCTTGCCGTCCGCCTTATCGCACAACTTTTCCTTCATCCACGGCTCGATCAATGGCGTAAAAGTCAGCACTACCCGGCCCATGCGGTCGACAAGACCTCTCTGGATTGCCTTGTATTTCGCCTGATCCTGCGGTTCGTCCCCCCAGTAAAAATCCCAATCTGCTGACTCAAAGGCCATGGTATCCATTTCATTGGTCAGGATATCAACCGTGCCCCCGTCCTTCATAATGATTTTCTGTAAGTAACCTTGAGGGGTTCGTTTCCACTTCAAAACCTTATCTTTGGGTAGATAAGTCATTATCTTTTTCTCTATTACTCTTTCAATCACCGGGAAATTCGTAGCGACAACTACTGCCTTGATCGGGCCGTAGAACCTGCGATCCCGCGGATACCACTCCGGATATTCCCTTGTCATATGCCAAGCAAGCTCAACTGCCCCGAACACGGTCTTGCCGGAACGATTGCCCGCGCAGAATATCTTAATCCGGGCCCTTGACCGGAACAGGCAGAACTGCTTCTCGTTCGGCATGTAATACTTAATACCGTTCTCTTTCTGCCGGCGGTCAAGCTCGCGCGTAATGGCGTCAAGCTTCACAAGTGCTTGCCGTAACTCAACTTGTGGCATTTCCAGAGTATTTTCCATACCTATCCTACGTATGACGGTGGTATAATCTTAAAGCACCTTGCGCAATCTCCGCAATAGCCCTTGTATTCAGGGGGGCCCGGCAACTGCAGGCAATTCTTTGTGAGACATTTAGGGGGAGCGGCCTTCTTCTTCTTTGGTTCGGCGGCAACAGTTACCGTGGTGGTAGTGGCCGCAGTGGTTGTTTCGGGCTCGGTAATTATTTTAACATCCATTTCCGGCTCTTTTCCCTTCTTCTCCTTCTTGGCTCCTCGCCTCAGTATAGACATCTTGGCCTCCTTTTTCTTCTTCTCCTTTTTGGTGTAAGTCGTTACGATTATATCACTTCTGCCATCGCCATCTAAATCTACCCTATGGCGTTTCCGGTTGCGTGGGGGGAGTTTCTTCTTGGGGGGTTTCTTCGCTACCTTCTTTTTCGGTTTCTTCTTCATTCGGGCCTCCTTTTAGGTTTTTAAGTAAACCCAACCAGTGCAAGACGTTACGACATTTGCTGATACACCGCTTAAAATACTCTTTATCGGCCAGTAGTTATACGCATCTTTACCAAGATCAAGAGTGGATGAAGCGGGTTGGACATTGTGGAATATCGACCTCGCGGATCCGGACGAAGCGTTCGCGGTAAGCTGCAGCTCTGCCAACACCGCGGTAGAAATACTATACATCCCAATGCCTTCGATATTTATTGCCTTCCCGGCGTTCAACACAAACGGCCCGGAAGTCAACATATACATACCACCTACTTTAATCGGTTCCTCAGCCATTATTTCCTCCTCTTTCTGGTTTCACAATTCCGTTTAGTTTTCGTCTCCCGCACAAACGCGCGGTCTATAACCGCTATGGCGGCCTGCATCTCACTCCGCGCCGCTTTCAAATGCGCACCCGCCAATTCCAAGTCCTCCAATATCCTGCGGGTAAACTTTATCTTCTTCATTTTTATCCTTTACGCAATCTCCACTGATGTTTTGGATCTGGAACATAAACCAAACTCTCAGGGATATCTCTGCCTATCTTTGTTTGGGGATTCACCCATGCAACCACGAGCCAACCGCCAAAAATCTTAAGTCTCGCGCAACCGGCGAATCGATCATCACATATTTCTTCCCACTTCCTTGGATATTTCTTCATCTTCTTCATAACCCAACCATACCACATCTTTTTTTAACAGCGTCGATACACAGGGGGGGGGAGGGGGGCCCCACACAAGCAGAACTTATTAAAGAAGTAAAAAGAACTTTATATACACATATACGTTAAGGCTGACCCATTTATTCACGAAGTGCTTCGGTATTAAATCCAACAGGGTGTATGCCCTCCGGCGTTCTCTCTTGGGATATATAATATTTGTTATGTTAACTACGATCACCGCATATGGTAGTTGATAACCCTCCTCTCCACAACGCAAAACATACCACAATATCTTGTATGTTTTTTCACTAAAAACAGCGATCCTTTGGCTTTTATAATTTCTCATCATACAATTTCGCAAACCCCTCCCCCCTCCCTTTTTCCACAAATCCACAACTCAAAAACCCCTGTAAGTATTTACACCACAAAACAAAAATGGCGACAACTGTCGCCAAACAATATCTTTTTAAAGAAAGATATATAAAAGGTTTTTTTTAAAAAAAACGACAGCTATATAAGATATAGACTGGCTTATATACTTGTGTTGTATTTGATGTTGAGTTGTCCGGCTTGTGTTTGAAGATTTTTTGTGCTTTTGGATATGTCTGGTGTTTTTGGTGCTTTTTGAGTTGCTTCTGGATTGTGCTTTGATTAATATGGCTTGATTATGGGTGTTTTGGTGCTTTTCCTGCACTTGCTTGGATTTGGCTCGTTTTTTTGCGTCAGGATCAATTCTCCTGCACTTTTTTGGCTCAAGACATAGTTGAGTATGGGAGTATTTACGCTTGAGTAATTGTGTTGTTTGAGTATATGCGATATACGATTTTTGAAAAAATACCTTGACAAATAAAGGAGTTGAGTATATACTTATGGTATGGCAAGGGTTAATTTCAACATTGACAATGACGACTACAAAGAGCTGAAAATCTTTTCAATCCGGCAGGGCTTTGTTACCTTGACGGATCTTTTTAAATCGTGGATCAAGACAGCACTTCATCAGCAACGGGAACAGGACAAAAACAAGAAGTAATTTTTTTTGCGTGTCGTGGAGTAATTACTCAATGGATAAATTAGAAATGGAATTGATGAGATATTATTGCAAATGGTCAACGATTATCAGCATTGTTTTGGCGATATTTTTTTTGTGTTGCGTGGTGTAACTACTCAAACGAAAGGAGGCAAAATGCAGTTACTTCAACAGCCACGGCGTATCAAGGTATTGGAAACAAAAACATACCGGAAGTATGTCAGGGGATTAGTGTTGTTGACAAAGGTCAGCAAGGTTTTAGTGTCGGTTCGTGGGATCACTAAAATTGAAACGGAAGTGGATCACCTTATATAAAGGAGGGGAATTGTGATTTATGAAATTGAAACGATCAAGGTGAAACTAAAAATCAGGGAGGAAACACAGCAATCAGTCAATAGTCCGGCAGAGGTTGCCCGAGTAGCAAGAGAAATCTTCACACTCTTAGACGCAGATCAAGAGCATTTTATCCTTTTGGCGTTAGACAGTAAAAATCAAATAAAAGGATATAAGGTAATCTCGTCAGGAGGTCAAGCGAGTGCTGATCCGGATATGAAAATTGTTTTCAGATCTGCCCTGTTTTTAGGTGCTATTTCAATAATCGTGGCACATAATCACCCGTCAGGCGATCCAGAGCCAAGCGAGGAGGATCGTCAGTTTACCAAAAAACTCAAAGAGGCAGGGGAGTTATTGACTATTAGAGTGCTGGATCATTTAATTATTGGCGATAATGACAGATGGTATAGCTTTTCAAATGAAAGGGGGTTATAAAATGGAAATCACAGCAATCAAAAAAATCGTAGGCAATTACTCTATCGTTGAAACAAGGCCCATTGTATACCGCATTTGGAACACAGACGCTCAAACTTTTGAAAGGTGTAAAACAACTGGCACGATAATTCAAGACAATAACTATGCCGCCATTGAGGACATTGTAGAAGATTTAGCGGCAATGCTTGCATCAGAAAGGAGTTAAAAAATGTATATGATACTTTGGTGGAAAGATGATGGCAACTATTTAACACATGTTGAGAATGAAAACAAAAGCATAAAACTTTTTGATACGCTCATGGGCGCCTCCACTTATGTCGCAGGATTTGGACTGGGCAACCCTGATAATTTAAGGGTAATCTCAATTGAGGGCGTAACTGAATAAAGGAGAGTAAATTATGATAAATATATTTAATAATCCAGAAATTGACAACGAAAGGATATATTTTTTTAGTATCGGAAAATATTGGCTTAAACTTTACAAAAGACCCAAACGCTTACGGATATTTTGGGGTATTTTTTGATGATAAGGAGGCACAATGAAAAAAAATCTCTGTAAAAACTGTTTAGGCAAATTGAGCAACTGGGCCTATAAAATCCAAAAGGTGCACAGGGAACAAAACGGAAATGTCCTTGCAAGAGTAATCACATGGCGCACAAAGAAAACTATCTATCTATGCAAGCATTGTTGGGACAACTATATTGATTTTTCAAAGGTAGTAGTGTTTTTGGTTGTCTTAACCCTATCCTCTTTGACTTCGGCCCACGCAATACCTGAAAACAAAGCAGTCAGGGCCATAATTGGTGAGGCCGCCGATCAGGGCTATCGCGGTATGCTTGCTGTGGCCTGTGCAATCCGCAATCGCGGCCATTTAAAAGGCGTTTATGGCCTTAAAGCTAAACACGTTGACAGTGAACCCGAATGGATTTGGAACATAGCCAAAATAGCTTGGCAGGAAAGCGCCTCGTGTGATATTGTCAACGGTGCGACGCATTGGGAAAACCTAACCTATGGCACGCCATATTGGGCTAAATCAATGGAAATTGCCTGCAAAATTGGCGCGCATACATTTTTCAAGGAGAACTAAAATGTTTTATTGTAGAAAATGTGATGACAATGTAGAAGTTGTTTTTGATGAGGAGTTAAACGCTTTTAGATGTAAACTATGCGGCACATTAGTTGAAGCTGTTTAGAATAGGGTTTTAAATGAGAAAGTTAATTGAGGTCATATTGGTAGCAGTATGTTTGGTATTGGTAATTTCGTTTTTCAAATTACTTTTGTTTTAAACGACATACATAAATCCTACCCCTTGCAAACAACGCCGGAAACTTATCGGCTATAAACCGCCAAAAGGTGTCCGGTATTTTCTTGGCTATCTTGCCGATCCACTCTCCACGACTTTTGTGCATATCCGTTGAGATATAACTGCCTTCCTCCACGATCTTGAAATACTCGCTTATGAACCGGCGTTGTTGCCGGATCGTCGGAAAATGAACGTGCTTATAATCCTTGAACGCTTGGGCGTCGCACCCTATCCCTATCGCCATAACTATCCGGTGATAAAGGGTATTTTCATTAGGTAAACTGAAACAGATCACGCCGTCTTTCGCAAGGGATAACTGAAATGCTTTCATAATCGCCGTGGGATATAGGATATGCTCTACGATTTCCAAAGCGAAAATCAAATCGTATTTTTTATCCAAAAACTCCAATTTATAATTAGGAAATTGGTTTAAATCTATCCTAATAATATCCTCGTGTTTTTCGAGCATATCAATGCCGGTGTAAGAACAATAGTTAGGCAAGTGATTACGCACTTCCATAGTGTAACACCCCACATCTAAAACGTGAGGATTATGCCCTTCGTATAAACTATATGCCATAACAACAGCTCTATGAACCCTCAACCTTGAATATTTGTCGGAATTATACATATCGCCCCACGGTCTAATAGGGTTATTTTTTAACATATTATAAAGTTTTAAATGTTTCTCGTGATTTTCGTTAATGCGTCCACTTTTTTGGGGAGTATTTCCTTTCCGTTTTCGGTCTTTGGGAACGCGCATATGCCTCCTTACATTTTTTATTACAGAATATATCCTCTTTCAAATTGCCCTTTCGTATGAACAAGCCACAACCGGAACAAAATATATCCTCGCCGTTAGTGCTCATATCTACTTCGGCTGAATTTTTATATTCATTGTTTTATCCTGCCAATCAATAGTTATTTCTCTAAAATCACCCCACCCATCTAAAAAATTACTTACCTCTAACATAATTTCTCTCATTGCTGTTAATGGTATTTGATTTCTAATAGTTTTTTTCATCGCCCCGCCCTTCCCTGTTTTACATAGGTCATAAACCTATTAAAGTAATAACTGAAACGTGTGGCTCGAAAGATATATGGAAGTATGTCCTTGTCTTTTTTAAGGCGTATAAAGCGATTTATATGTGACTTTTTCCAAAGTATTAAAGGAAAGTGCCTAAAAATATAATAAAGCCCTTGGAAAGTAAAGCCGGCTTTAATAAATTCGCCCTTTAAAACGAAGATAAAGGCCACCATTGTCCATACCAACAGGTGTTTTGGGAGGATCCACGCCAAGTTATGCCACTCCAAATTCTTGATCAACATAGTAATATAGTTTTTACAACCGTGATAATGGATCGTGTGTTGCGAGTAGTATTGTTTCTTATCTTTTAAAGGCGTGTTGAAAGCGTGGTAAGCAATGGCTTTCGGCGCAAACCTAACCTCACGACCTAACAGCCATACCCTCCACGATAGGTCAGTTTCCTCGCCGAACATAAAGAAGTCGCTATCAAATCCTCCTACTTTTACAAATGTGTTACGCATAATCATGCAGGAGGCAGACTTCCCAGCGAGGATCCGCTTCTTATAATCAAATTGCCCTCTATCCTCCACATTACCGGAACGCTCTATCAGAAATCCCCACGATCCGAGATAACTACCGGCGTCGTCAAACTTATTTGTGCCCATCGTGATAATCTTGGAATAAACCATTACCGTATCCATATTGATAGCCAACCACATCTGTTTTAAACACTCCTTGTCCACTTCGGTATCATCATCAAAGAACGCGAGGTATTCGCCGGTAGCAAAGCACGCGCCTAAATTACGCTTAAACGCCGGCCCTCCGTGGTCGTGGATAACGCTGCACCCCTCAATGTGCAGATTTTCGTCGCTGACAATAATAATCTCATATTCAACGCCGACAGATTTCCTAATACTCTTGACGCACTTATAGATAAAGTCGCCGGTGTGATGGCAGATGATACAACTTATGATGTTGACCTCGCTTTCTTATGCGGACATATCCCATATCTCGCTTTCGCTAAATTACAGTTATTGCATAATACTTGATAACCCTTTGGATAATTATTCCTTTTTAACCACGGATAAAATTCACTTGGAGGAACTACTTTTCTATGTTCTTTTCCGTCATTGTTTATGTGATCCATTGCCAAAAATTCAATTTGATGTTCTCCGCAACAGGCGCATGCTTCCCCATAAGCAGATATAACTTCCTCTCTTAATTTATGACGCCTTATTTTATCCATTTTTCTATGATGATCTCGAAGTTTTGCTACATATTTATTTCGCCACTTTCGTTTCGCCTTAATGTTTTTATGATAATAATATCTTTGACGCACATTTTCTTCCTTTTTCGTTCTCATAAAACCAACGCCAAAATTGCCTGAAGTTTAGCCGGTGAAACCTCTACGCCTAACCTCTGTATCATATCAATATCCTTCTGCCTGTTATCAGGATCTAAACCTCCGCCTGTGCCTATCTTAATTATTCTGCGACCGGCTTCCGTCATAAAAACGATTATGCCTATCGGTCTGCCTTGATTGCCCTCTGTGAACCATTGCTGATGCAAGACTTTCATATATCCTCCTTGTGATTTCCACCATACCCAATTAGATAGCCGTTCCCATACGCTTAATCCCTCCCAATCAAGCCAATCTATATAAAGGTGTCCGCACCGACGACATTGCGTAGGCCCCGATTTACCTACCCACCTATGCCCACATTTTTGACATTTATATTTGGCTAACGGCATATTGATAAAATAACTTCTTGGCCTCTTTATCTTTTCTTTGCTTTACAAGAATAACCCATTTCTTATACCATTTATCAGGCATAACAAAACTCATCATACCAAAATATGCGCCGTGTTTTTTCATACCCTTTTTCATTTGAGACATACTCATTACTCCGCCACATATACTACTGCCCATAAGCCCTCCTTACTCGTAGCCGACATTATAAATTTTCTTGATATAAGGGATATGGTCGGTCTTTCTTTTATCGACGGGTTGTAGCTGTGCAAGGGGAGTGTCTGCATTTTTCTCCTTCTTGGTGACCAACGAATAGTCGTTGCCTAAGCACTCTTTCGAGTCGCCCACACTAACCATTTTTAAACCATACCCCCCGGATTATTTTTCCTTATAATTTTATCCACGCACACTCCAACAGGAATAGATAGCACTATTAAAAGCATAGCCAACAACAGTTGACCACGCAATATACATATCGTTCCTACGCCCATTAAAACAATCAATAATATTTTCATTTTAACGCCCTCCTTATTCCCTTATAAAGATACTTTATATCAGCAACGCTCCGGATACTGAATATCCTGTTAATCCAAAACCTCGGATCGTAGCCGACATTGTAAATTTTTCTAATGAACTTTTGAGCAGACATATAGGTATTTACCCCTTGTATATAAGCAGTTGTTTTACCGAAACGACGAGCACTCATCATAATTCTTTCCTTATCAAGTTTAGGATTATAGAAACTTGCCTGTGCCGTCTTGGCATATCCTTTCCTTAATAGATAATGAACAAGTTTCAAGGTCTTTATAGCGTCCTTATGGCTTTCCCACGGATAACCGAACATCACGGCAATGTGGGGATCGAGCCCAGCTTTAGCACTACGCTTAATATAATCAATAGCACTGTAAATATTTACACCTTTATTTATCTTGTCCAATGTCGCTTGATTAGCACTCTCGAGCCCATACAGGATCATACGGAAGCCGGCACGCCTAATGTCTTTCAACCCCTTAAGGTTAGGGTGATTATAGTCCAAGCGCATATTGCACCCTATCCGAACTTTCTTATTCAAACCACTCTTAATCATTTCCTCACAGAACACCATAAGCCAAGCACCTTTCGGGAAAGTGCCGCTATCGTCAAATATTTCCTTAAACCCCATATCCACGCACTCTTGAACTTCGGCTATCATAGTCTTTACCGGCCTTGTGTAGCATTTAGGGTATTGTTTTGCCCAACGGCAAAAGGTGCATTTGCCATACCAACAATCTAATGAAGCTTGCATATAGGTAGCCGGCAGGTATTTAAAGTTGCCGTTCTCTTGGTATTTAGGATTAAAGGCGTTTGTAAACCTCCTATCCGGCGATGGTAATTCTAAAAATGGCACATCTATTTGAGTTTCACTTTCAATATTCTCAGCAAAATCACACTCTATTCTTTTTTCCGTCTTTTTCCAATCCCATAAGATTTCATGTCCTTTGTTTTTTAAATAAGTCGCATACATAGCCAACAGCACAGGGTATATCCATACCTTTTTCTCGTGTTGCCGTTGCTGACTATATTGATTGGGCTGAAATAATATTTTCATTTATAAAATACCTCTTAAATTCGTTTCTGATTATCTGTGGATCATAGCCCATACAAAAACTCGCTAACATATAGTCAAGACCGGAAGATTGGATAAACAAGTAATGGTCGTTAGCGACTTGAGAACTGTGCGTAAATATTGGAGAAGCCCCTTTCAAAATGCCGACCAAAATTTCCTCGCCCATAATTGACAATGCTTCCGGCGTAGGTTTTTTACCCTTATAAATAATAACTGTTTGGCTACTTATTATCTTTCTCATACTGCCTCAAGTTTATCGAGTAGTGCATAGGTCTCGCCTATGAACTCTTTTTCCGGAAGCACCCTTGATATCCTCCTGTTACGATATGGTGTATCTGTCCTTGCGCCGTCGGCCATTTGCCTGTATATTCCTTAAATGCCTCGCTTGGTTTGATCCACGGCTGCGTAAAAGGCCAGTAGGTAATAAGGTTTGAGTTTTCCAATAAGCATAAAGCCGTTATTCCAATTGCCCCCCACTGTATTGGAACAGAGAATTTGCTTATTCCAGAGATTGTAGTGAAGATTAGCCCTACCGTTACCATATGCCCCCAACGAGCCGGTATTCTGTGCATAAAAAACTGCCAAATTTCAAATATATAACGCCAAAATAGAAACATAGAGGCAAATACAACCACAAGCCACCAATTACCTTTCCCCCAAAAACTGAACAACACGACAGGCGACATATAGAACGACATTTCCCAAAATCCCACGCCGTTGATATAGTGCCGGAAATTCATAGGCAGAAAGAAATCAAGCATTTTCCATTTAGGAACACAGCCGATCCTCATTTTACTTTGGGCGGTGGCCTCTCTCAAGACACTCCGAGAATAGCGTCTTCCCACTATGCAGAGGAAAGGGGAGGCTATTAAGAGGCCACAAATCGCCCCTAATGGGTTCATAAATACGAAGAAATAGGTAAAATAGATAGCTATGGGTAGGTAACCGGCTAAAAACGCCATAGAGAGGCAAATAGCGGGCAAAAACACTCCTTTAAAAGCCAATGCCCAAGGGATCCACGCCATTGTAGCCACTATCGGAGGGTAATGCTTGACCATATACCCCGAATAGCCAAACAATAGCCCTCCGATCAGCCCTAACGGCCCGCCCCCGAACAAGACATAGCCTCCGACACTCGCAACCAAAAAGTGGGACAAGAACACATACATTTGTAACGCAAACGCTTTATTTAATGATAACTTACGCATGACAATTGACAGGACAATATTGGGAGGATAACACACGCTTGACATAGCTGCGCCCATAATATCGTCTTGGTAGAAATAAGAATCACGGGGCAACTTGCCCTTACTCCAATACTCTCCGGCAAGCATTATATTAGGGAAGCACTCGCTTAAGACCTCGGCAGTAGCCAAGCGGAATGGATTTATAAGCTCCTTCCGGAAAAAAAACAACCAATATAAGATTAAAAATATTATTTCCATTTTTATTATACTAAGCCAAAGGGAGCTCTCGATTAATCGCCTCATAGACTTCCATAAGCCACCTTTTTTCCCATGTAGACCAATAAGGCTCCCCAGTGTTAGTTTTCCCTGTTGGCTTCAACTTAAGTAATTTAGATATTTCATCCCTATACCAGTTCATTGTTTTGGGTTTCTCTGTTACGCGAGAATTGCAATACGGACAATAATCTTTTGCCTCACTCATAAATCCTCCTTCTTCATTTCTTTTGCCATTTGAACCACATATCCGGATAAGTTTGCCAACAATTACAATTTGAGCAGATACCCTCTGTTATGCCCTTTAACTGCTGACACCTTAAACTTTTCATTTTTGCCGAAGTCCACGCTTCGCTTAAACCCATATCCTTTATATTGCCGAGTTTTGTTTTGTGGTGTGGATCATTACAGCAAATAAGGATATCTCCGTTCCAAGCAATGGCGGGGGCAAGCCAAAGATGGTAACAGGGATACCACTCCCTCGAAGTGCCATGGCCTTCTCCTTTGACATTGCCTCCGTAATTATGATAAGGTTTCCTTTCAACACGCCAACCTTTTGGGATATGGTAATCTTTAAAACACCTCAAGGTGATCTTATACCTCCACTCCTCTTTTGTTTCAAGGTTAAGGCCGGGGCGATATGTAATTATAATATGGTCAACAGCGTCAAATACAGCAGGCGTATTGATCGTTCCGTTGGTAGTTAATATAACATTATGCTTATTAAATTTAAGTATATCTATTTTTGTTAATAGTTCCTCGTCAAGCAAGGGTTCTCCGAATAGGTGTAAAGATATGCTCCTCGACTTATGCCTGTCCAGATCGTCCACCGTCCTCATGAAAGTGCGGACATCCATATCCTCCTCTATCTTGGGGCGAGGACACATCTCACAGGACAGATTACATTTTGTGGTCGTCTCTATGTGGATATGGCGTGGGTATTTGTCTATATACAACTGCGCGCCTATCTTGTATATCCACGACGGTAATCGCTTAAGCAAGAGGGTGTGGTTAAAGGGGTTCATAAATACTTTTCTTTCTGGCTCCGTAATCTTCCATCCATTGTTCCGTATTCAGTTTTAATTAAAAGCTCACCTGTCGTAAATAAAGAAAACATCGAAATGTAGTCTTGATGTGCAGGCATAAGTTCTACAATAATAACTTTATCCAATGCGTCATATTTAATGAAGGGTTCGATAAAACGCTGTAATCGGCTTCGGCTGTTCTGCCAATGAAGTAATTGATGTGGAAAGCCATCAACTATTGTCGCTGAATTTGTTACTTTTATAGTTTTCATTTTATCAACTCCAATCCTGCATGAATATACCGTTTCAACTGTTTATAACTCCTCACTCCTCGAACTTTATTCCATATTGATCTTGGGTGGAGATAATGTGCTTTATAAATTTTAGAAATAATTCCTCTAAGGTCTTCTCTGCTGAGATATTCATTCCAAACAGGAGGTTGGAAATCTTGAGTCGGTCGTAAGGCGAACTCTTGCCATACGTCCTTATCATTTCTCTCACACCAGTCGGCGAAAGATTTTGTTGCAGGGAATGGAGTAAAGATGGTGAACTGTGTAAAATCAGGATCGAGTCTTTTAGAAAATAGACAACTTTCATTGATGTCCTCCTTTGTTTCGCCGGGATTGCCAATCATAAAATAAGCAAATGTCTTAATATCTGCCTCTTTAGCCCATTTAAAAGCGTTATTGACTTGCTCTAATGTAATGCCTTTATTGAGATTATCTATTACCCTTTGAACGCCACTTTCTACGCCGAAATGTATGCGATTACAACCGGCGTTTGCCATAGCACACAACATTATTTCATCTACGGTATCTACTCTTGCCCTAACGTCCCATTTAACCTTAAGGTTTCTACGGACAATTTCAGAACAAATATCAAATACCCTTTCCCTGTCCACCGTAAATGTATCATCATAGAAAAGGATTTCCTTAATCTCTTGTTGAACACACTCCTCCATTTCGTCCACTACATTTTCAGGGCTTCTCGCCCTAAACTTCTTGCCCATAGCAGGGCGATCACAGAAATTACATTGGTAAGGGCAACCTCTGGAGGAAAACATAGTTGTCATTGGCTCGGGAGTTAGAATAGAATAGTATTTGTCGTTATGAGTTCGATAAGGGAAAGGTATAAGGTCAAGATTGTCCGTAGACGAGCCTTTAAATAATATCGAATAAGGCTCTAAAATAGCCGTTGCCATTGCTTTTTCACCCTCACCTATTACTATTTTATCAGCTCCTAATCTTGCTGTTTCGTCTGGATATATGGTAGCGTGAGGCCCTCCGACGACAATTTCCGTGTCCGGAGAAACCTCCTTGATAAGCATAATGGTCATTTTTAGATCCATAAGCCCTAATGTAATTGAAGTTATCCCTATAACATCAAACTGCTTATTAGATAGATAGATTGCTAAATTCACATAATCAACCCTCAACGCTTGGCAATCCAACAACTCTACCTTGTGTTTGGTATATTTTTTAAGATAACTTGCTATATACATCAAGCCCAACGGTGGATAAAACCCTCCGTGTCTTTTAAGGATAGGCGGATCGTTCCCCTCTATCTCGTTCTCATTAGGAATATTTAAGAGTAAAACATTAAGAGGTCTCATATAATTCCTTAATTTTTCTATAATCGCCTCTTTTTCCAGTCGCTAAAATATGATAACGATTATGTGTAGGGTAAACATCTACCTTTCCATCTATACGGAACTGATAAGGCGTTAACTGCTTAACTATATGCCCCTTTAAAGACAAAATTTCATTTGTCCTCTTAGATAAGCGATTACTTCTTCGCTCTTGTTGGTCTTTTCTATAATCTTTCCACATCTCAGTTGTTTTATTCATAATTAGGAATATTTAGCAACAAGACGCTTAAAGGTCTCATAAGCCCTTTCAGGTTGTGAATACCATAGTTTACAGAATAGCGACGGTGCTTTTGTCTTTGGCTTTACTATATCAAAGGGGTGCATATAAAAAATATCTCGTATCGGTTGTCCATACCACATATGGCGAAGTAAAGAAGTATGATTTTGAGGGGAGGAGTAGGGTAAATGTTGAGGTAAGATAACCGCAAATTTATGAAATCTAACAGGTTTATTGTCCAAGCCCGAAGTAAAATTATCCTTTGGGTGATATCCAATTTTATGTCCATGGTTCTCAATGGTTTCCCTCACGCCGTCGTAATAATGAGGGAATAAAAAGAAGATGCCCTTAACCCCATATTCTTTAAACACATCTAATATCATAGGAACACCCTCACACATGCCTTCATTTCCGTTTGTTCGCCAACCCCAATCCGGCTCTACGTCGACTGTCCAAATAACTTTCTTTTCCATTTCCTTACCGTCCTTGTTCGCAATGCAAACCCTATCCTCGTAATATAATAAAGCGTGATTAAGCCGTGTTTTATCGTCCTGACCTTACTCTTGCCCTGTATCCGCTTCTGAACCTTTATAGGCATCCACTCAACTTTATATCCATCTATGAGGAACATCAGCGTAAGCGTGGTCGTAAAGGAATATGTATCGCACAGGATAGACATATAACTCATAGCCAATTCACGCCGGAATATCCTCAAGCCCGAGTTTAAATCCATTAGCCATCTATTAGCCCAACAGGACGCTATTAAGCTAAGCCCTTTCCTGCCGAAGTATCGCATTAGGCTGACTTCCGTGATCTTCCGGACGCCTACTATCATATCCGTTTCTATTAGGTTAAAATAAAGCCACAATCTTATGACATCTTCTACCAAGTGCTGACCGTCGCCGTCCATAGTGAGAATGTAATCCCTCGTAGCAAGCCGTATCCCTGTCTTGAGTGCCGCACCATACCCCATATTCTTTTCGTGCCGGATAGTCGCCTCCGGTATAGGCACATCTGATCCGTCGTCAACGATAATGACCTCTATATTGTAGAGTTCAAACTCCTTAATTGCGTCAGCGACTTTAAATTCGTTAAAACAGGGAATTACGACAGATAAATTAGCCATAAATATTTTTGATAAACGCCAATGCTTTTCGCCATTTAAAAGTTCTGTCTATTTTTTGGACGTCCTGCATTACTTTTTTAAAATCTTTTTTATCCACGCTTAATAATAAAGGATAATCCGTATAATGAGAAAGTTGACTCCAAGAAGGCACCCCTGTCAATTTACCCCACCACTCTGTTCCCGGAAAAGGCGTCGCCACAAAAGCCCACAACCTCTGGACGCCTTGTTTGATAGCCCACTTCATAAAGCCTATTGTTTTTTGCATATCCTCAATGGTTTCATTGGGGTTTCCAAATATCACGCTGCCCTGAACTTTTAGACCATGCTTATGGCAAATCTTGATAGCTTTTTTATTATCCCCTACTGTGCATGTATCTCGTTTTAGGTATCTCAAGGTCTTGTCGCTTCCTGACTCAAAGCCAAAAATACAGGTCGTTACACCCATACCTTTTAAAATTCCGCATAATTCGTCGTCTATAAGGTCAGTTCTCGGTTGGCAGTTAAATTTCATACCGGGCCTTGGGATAATTTGCTTCAAACGCTTTCTGTTGATAGTGAACAAATCATCCCATATCTGCACGAGGTTTACACCTTTTACCCATAAGTCGTTTATCATCATATTTACATATTGCGCAGAGTGAAATCTTGGCTCTCCCCACATCTTTTTCGTGCTGCAAAAAACACAATTATAAGGGCAACCTCTGGAAGTTATCATCACGCCTGATATACCAAATTCAGCAAAAGTTGTATTGGCTTTTTCCTTGAAGTAGCGAGGATCTACCAAAGACCAGTCAGGGCGAGGAAGGTCGTCAAGGTTTTCTATTGGTTCATGTTGCCATATAGATTTAGCAACTCTATTAATTTTAAGTGTCTTTACAAGTTCAACAAAAGCCAATTCACCCTCTCCTATTACTGCATAATCAAATGCTGTCTGATCAAAGCTTTCTATCCAATCAGAAGTAGATATATGGACACCACCTATAACTATCAGAGGGGCATTTTTCTTTAGTTTTATCTGTTTGCCTAATTTTATCGCTTCTCCGTAATGCACCGTCATAGCAGATATTCCCACAACATCAAATTTAGAATATCCTCCCTCAAACATCATATAGTTTTTAGTGTCGTCCCAATTAGCGTCTATAATCTCCACTTCCACGTCTAAATGCTCTTTAAGGTAAGTCGCAAGATAGACAAGTCCAATTGGTGGACAACCACTTCCTTTGGCAAGAGAAATTAGGGCTATTTTCATAATTCAGCTTTTAATCTTTCTATCTCCTCGTTTAATTGCTTTTCCACTTCATCCCTTTCTTCCATAAGAAGACAAAGCGGACATTCGTTACCCTCGTAGCAAATTTCGTCGTGGCTATTATACCTACTTCCTGAACATAAATTCATACTCTCCTCCTAAAAATATAAAGTCCGTTAAGCCCGAACATAAAAGGGCGGTAGAAAGCAAGATAAAACCCCCCGTCTTTAAAAGCCCCTTCTACCCTTTCTTTAGGAAAACCTCTAAAAACATTGCGACAGGTAATAATAATTTGTCCATCTTCTTTAAGGTAATCCTTAAAATGTAAACCCCACCAATTTTGCTCGTCTTCTGTCATATAATTTAAGGAGGCAACGAGAGTGATTGTGTCATATTTGTTTTTTAAGGGCACCCCTTCATTTTTTTCGCACCCTATGCCATTGCCATATTTCTTAACCAATTTATTGTTTCCACACCCTATATCTAACAATCGACCGCGAATATGAGGCATTACAGTTTTAATACGTAGCCATTGAAACATACAATCCTCCAAGATAAAACATACCGATAGCGCAAATAGAAATAAAAATAGTCAAAAGTAGGGATTGGAATTTCACTATTTCATTATGGAGAATATCCTCTGTGATCTTTTCTACATCTTTTTTAGTAAATTCCAATTCTTTAAACATCTTAAGCATATTATTGACTTTCTCTACGAAGGGTTGCATATGGTTAGTAATTACAGCGACAATAGTTTTTTCGAGTTCAATCATATCCCCTCCAACTTTCTGGACTCCAAGTCATTAGTTTAAACTTTAATAAACCTGTTTTAATCGCCTCGTGAAACTTTATTACCATTTTTGATAAATAAGCACAGGCTTCTATGAAATCATTAAAAGGAACACCTATGTGCCAACTATCACAGCTACCACCACTATCAGACCATTCGTAACCTAATTCTTTGATATATTCTTTTACATTGGTAGGTAAGTTACCTCTTTCGCCTATAAACTTTTCAAGATTTTCGTGTGTAATATCATTACCTACAAGGTTTTCCATCTTTTCTTCTGACGCTTTTTGTTCACCAACAACATCACACATCCATTTACTCATACGCCCTCCCCTATTGCCAAACAATCGCACTCTTTCACTAAAATCGTATTTTCTTCTCGCTCAAAATCCTGATAACTAAACCTGCCGAAGATTACACGCCTACCTACCTTGATATCCTCATCCTTGACTTTAGGGCCAACAGCAAGTATTTCGCCTCTATCTTGAACCTTATAGTGGCTTCCTGCAAACCGTTCAGGCAGATGAATAAGCCCGACCTTGTTTTCAGGTAAAGGATCACGCTTGATCAAGACATTATCGTTTAGGATTTTCATTATCTTTCTTCCACTCCTCTCCTTGGTCTAAATCTTCTTCCATTTTGTCTATCAATTTTTCAGTTTTTTGTGTCAAACCTGCGATTGCCATTTGTCGCCATAGAAAATGCCTCATTAAACAAGTAATATCCATTTCTAGTATAGTTTGCAGGCAAGAAATGGTTTTATTAGGATTGTCCTTGCGATATTCGCATTTAGAGCATTTCATTTTATCCTTCCTTTCCACCATAAATACCTCCCGTAAAGCCTTTTATAAAGCTCTAATTGCCAACATTGTTCTAAATGCTTGTCAGAAAATCTTACATAATTGCGGTATCTGTGGGAAGTGTCTAACCGATCCTTGTATGCGCCGGCCTGCGTAGGCATGTGAAATAGCCAACAAAGAGGGTGAAACAAAAGTTCTCCATAAAGCCGGCAACGCATAGCCATATCCACCTCGCTCCATTCAGAAGTTTTTTCATAAGATAAGTCGAATCCGCCTGCTTTTTCTATCACTTCTCGCCTCAAAGCCATATTGCAACATTCCAAATAATCCACAAAACCCCAATATTCCTTACTAAAATTAGAAAACATGCTTGGTGCACCCCATTTAGAAAAGTATCCCGGGCGTTCAGATTTATTGAATAGTTTATACAGCGAAAAGAACCTAAAAATATCCCTGTTCTGCTTATGCCGTTCAGGAACAAGTGTCGGGCCTGTTACACCAACAACCCTTGAATTAACCATAAAAGCTCTCATAATGTTTTCAAGCCAACAAGGAGGACAATCTACGTCATCGTCGATAAAAACTATGATTTCTCCAACCGACTGCCTCCAACCGTATTCCCTACACTTCGCTAAATCCCAATCCTTATCCACAACAATAGCCTCAAAGTCCTGAAACATCTGTTGTTTTAAAGAGAGTTGGCATTTATAAAGTTCGTCCGGACGCCCCTTGCTACACACAACCACACTTGCTTTAGGCATAATGCACCATAAACCCAAACCGTTATAAAACAAATTATAGGGTGGAGAAACCAAGCTCTATCTTTTATTTTTAAATACCCCCAGCAGCCTCTCAATAGTGGCTCTATCCATGTGATACTCAAAACAACAAACAAAAGTAGTTTTAATACATCTTTTGTGTTTCCTACCATGTGCCATCTTCGGTTTTTTCCGAGACTTTCCGCGTAATGAAACCTTTTTTTTATCCATAACCATAGCGAGTCTCCTGTCTGATGATGGACTGGATAAGTCAATAATGCATAATGATAATAGCCCATCCTTCTTAAATCTTCGCAATTATCTATGTGAGAATAGTGCTCTAAATCTGTTTTCATAATCAAATCTCTGCGAATAAAAAATCCATTATCCCCTAATGTATCAACGCTTTTTTTGAAGAAATTTATTCTATGAATTATTTGTTTTTTATAATAAGGGAATCTATCGCATTTACTTAAATAGAAAGGCACGGGATCATTGCAACCAAATAATGCAAAATAACGATTTAAAATAGGATCAAATTGGATATATTCATAGTGGAACGAATAAGCCCCAATAGCATACGAGCCATCAAGTAGTTGTTCAGCTTCTTTAAATGAGTTTTTATGCAAAAATTCACAATCACTCGCCATAAAACACACTATCTCACCTGTTGCTTTTTTCAAGCCAATAGCTTTAGCAGACTCAGGAGTGCCTTCGGTAATTACCAAGACTTCTACTAAATCTTTCGGATAGTCTTGCGTTTCGATAGACCGAAGACACTCCTTGAGTTTTGGATCGTCATTAGATTTGCTTGCGATGATGATACTAATTTTTTTCAAGCATATCTCCCGTGCTCGAAAGTGCGCAAAGCATGGTTCCGTTTTTATATTCAAGATTTATTCCTCCAGTAGCAAGTCCAACTTCTTGTGTTCCTGCTCCTGCACAAAGATATTTCGTCTGTGGGTAATCCCAATACCAATGATATGGATAATGGTGATGGTCTTCTCGTATAACTTCCCTTACCACCTTTTCACCGAACATATCTTCCAACGCCTTTTTAAGCTTTCGTGCGTCAGTTACTGATAGGGTAATTTCTTTCTTCCCCAAGAGTATCTTGATTTCAGTAATTTCAACATTCTTTTCCATATCTCCTCCTCGTTGGGCTATGGCGCAACGCCACAGCTAATCCGCCTCCACCATTTTTTTAACCATTTCTGCAAAGCCCATTTTCGGAAACCAATTTAATTCTTCGCCAGCTTTTGTCGCATCACCCTTAAGGCAATCTACTTCCGCAGGGCGCTTAAATTTATCGCTTATTCTGGTATGTTTTTCCCAATCTACAATTCCAATACATCTAAAAGCGACTTCTATAAAGTTTTCTACAGAATTAGCGGTTCCTGTTGCAAACACATAATCATCTGCAATATCTTGTTGTAGCGTTTTCCAAAAACCCTTCACATAATCCGGCGCATAGCCCCAATCTCTTTTAGCGTCGATATTGCCAAGGACGAGTTGACTTTTTATTTCTCCGTGCGTAAGGAGCTCTCTTTTCATCTGAGCAACTGTCTTGCTAATTTTCCTTGAGACAAATTCTTCGCCACGCCTTTCTGACTCATGATTAAACGATATCCCACAACATATAAACAGGTTGTAAGCTTCTCTATAATTAACCATTACCCTATGAGCAAAACACTTCGCGCAGCCATAAGGTGAGCGGGGATAAAATGGGGTGGTTTCCTTTTGAGGCGTTTCTTTGACCTTGCCGAACATTTCGCTTGAAGAAGCATGAAAGACCTTGCTATCTTTAGAAGACTGTCTTACTGCCTCTATGAGCCTCAAAGCACCCAAACCTGTAACGTCGGCAGTATATACCGGCTCGTCAAAAGAGAATTTGACAAAACTCTGTGCTGCAAGATTATATACCTCGTCAGGCTTTATAAGGGCAAGGTTCTTACGCAAGCTTTCAGATCTCGTTATATCCCCGCTTACAAGCTCGATCCTATTAAGGATATGTCGGATCCTCCATAAAGAAGGCGTTGAGTGCCTTCTTATAAGTCCATACACCTTATAATCCTTTTCTACTAACAGATCTGCCAAATGTGATCCGTCCATACCAGTAATGCCTGTGATAAAAGCTATCTTCATCTATTTACCTCCATTAAGTTCTTTAGCGATAGCAGATGCAATTGCTTCTTTACATTGTTCTATTTGTTCTCCGTCTAGAGTGATAATATGGCCTTCAAAAGAGGCGACACATTGATAAGCTAATCGTTCCATTACCTTCTCATCAACCCTCGGTGCGGAGAATTTAAGAGTTCCAATAGCCTCTCTAGCCATATCAAAACCCTGTCTTATAAAAGAATTATACTTTTCATCAAGGCTATCTTTAGGGAAATTTGGTAAATCTTTTACTAATTTATATTTGGGTGCAGAGAATTTACTGACTATGGCTTGGGCAATATCCCTACTACCTAAACATCGTTCTATGCTGCATACATTTTCTAATATAATTTCTTCTACCTTCTCCACATCTAAACCCTGTCTACCACACTTATCGCATTTCCCTGTCTTCATAGTTACCTCACTCACTTTAAGGTCGGATTATTGGGCATTGCGTCCTCTTTATGTAAATCCGGATTACGTGAATCAAACGCCTTTGAATAGCCGACCAATAGTTTTGAGAAACTTGCCGCATTGGTTATCGTATGAATATCCATAGGTTCAACCACAAAAACTTCCCCCTCAACAAACCGCGTCGTAACGCTGGCAACCGCATTTACCCTCTTGATATAAACGTCAACCTCTCCGTCTAAAACATAAAAATACTCGTATTTGTTTTTATGGTAATGATTTCCCCACGGCTCTTTGTTCGCCATTTCTAAGATGTTGATTTGCTTGAGCCTTGTTGTAAAGAGTTGGAGGAGCCTGCCTCTTGAGTCTTCCCGAACAAGTTCAATTCGTTTTCTGCGCATGATTTTATCTCCTTATCAAGTAAATTTAAGTCTTTTTGAATCATGTCCTTAAACACGTTTGATTGTAAAGTGTCTTCATAAAACGGTGTTTTTGTTTGTTCGGCAAGTGTTCGGATAAGGTAGATTCTCGCCTCATACAGCTTCATTTGGGATTTCAGCATTAAAAGTTGATTGTAAAAAGCTACCTCCTTATCAAAACCTCTTAATTCTCCTTCCCACCTTTTTCTGAAATGGCTTACCGGCGACTGAATTGCTTTTACAAGGTTATCCCGCGCCATACCCCATTGCTTCTGTGCTCTTAAAACCGAATAGAGGTTGTAATAAGGGACATCATATTGTGGGTTGATCCTCGTAGCGACATTCCACATATCTACGGCGGATCCAGTTAACCCACACTTCATATAGGTTGCCCCGAGATTTGCTAATGCTACTTCGGATCGTGGGAAGTTCCATACGTTAGACTGGTAAAAAGTAATCTCGTTCTGATATGCCGGTAGTTGCTGCCACGTCCTCATTAGGTAAAGACCTATTACGAAAGCCAAGGCCACGGGATAAGGCGCGAGGAATTTCGCCATGATTATCCATAGCCCTATGCTTGCGATATATACATACCTTTCCGCAACAAACTGGTGAATTGTGATCCAATTGAGGTAAATCCAAAGAAAAGCAAAATACCATACTATTCCAAACCTCACTACGCTATCACCGAAATAAAATAAGCACCCAAACCCTATTAGGAGCAAAACCCCGAGCCAAAAGCGATTATTCTCTTTTTCTAAAACAGGAGTATAATGAAAGCCCCACACATGGTAAAGCCCCATATTCGACGGAAAAAGCGCTAATTTTGTATAATAAAGGAGGCTTTTTGTCGCCACAATGATTTTTCGCCAACTCAATTTTGTTGAATTCCCCATACCTTGCGACTCAAAAGTATCCGTCCTTAAATTTATAGTATGCCTCACGATCTGAAAACCCATGGCCAAGGAAAGAAGTGCGCCTAAAATAATATACGAATAATGACCGAGCCATAATGTTATTACAAAAGTGGCAAGCATTGTAAAATTGCCTATGATCGCCAATGCAAGGAAGATAGCATAGAGAATTATGGAAATTCCCCAAGCGTCCGGAATGCCTAATGTCGGAATCTGCAAGGCCACTAAAGCCATAAAAAGCCCTACAATATACCCTATTCCAGAAACCCAGCCTACTGTTTGAGCACCTAACGGCGTTACTGCGAACAAAAGACAGGTAATCCACGCCAAATGCTCTCCTATTATGTTCCTTAAGAAAAAATAAAGCATGACACAGGCGGCGTTCTTTAGGATCACGTTAAAACAATGATGATGTCGAGGGTTTTTATCGGCTACCTTAAAGCGCAGGTGTTTAAAATAATCGCCATAATAAGCATTTGCCGGCAGTTTACCGTCATACCGCACTATGCCTTCCATATCGTCAATTACAAAACCTCCCTTCCAAACAATATACGAATAAGTCAGCCATACAAGCGCTGTAATAGATATGATATGCAAGATCATTTAACCCTTCCTTTCTTTAATGTTCGGCAGATAGGACACGGTGTCCACATTCGTCCATGCCGATATTGTTTACCCCTCCCGCAATGGGAGCAGGTTTTTACAGTGCCTTCCAATTCCTCTGGATTATGTGCTTTTTTATAGCGTTTCAATATTGATGGATCGTTAGTTCCTAATTCTCGAATACCCACTTCATTCCTTTTTTGGCACTATCTCAACGCCATCTGTTATTCCCAAATCATTAAGCGCCTTTTCTAAATATGGCAACACACCTCTTTCACAATGAAGAACAATTAAGAGGTCGGATTTATCCCAACCCTCTTGTGTCCTTATCTCCTCAAGCATTTCTTTTAACTCTTTACTCATAGCATATATATAGCTGTCGTTTTTTTTAAAAAAAGAGTTATTTACATAACTATTTATTTAAATACAAAACCCTTTAAACAGGTTTAATACACTTTAAACATCTTTAAAGAGTTTGAGGATTTTGTGCTTAAATCTACGACATTTGTCGGTATTTAGCATTACATCCTTATCTGTAAGCCGGCAGAGTTTAAACCCCCTTCTTTTCATAAGACGCTCTCTCTTTCCTTCATGTTCCCTCCAGCCCTTATTTCTGTTTGCATGTGAAGATCCGTCAATTTCAATGGCGATTTTATGTTTAAGTATGCAGAAATCTATTAAAATAATAAAGGTCGAGGAATAAAAGAGAGGGTATTGGAATATGTGCTTGATTTTGTGTTTCTTTAGGAAAGTTCGGAACTTTTTTTCGGAGAAGGTAGCTTTCCGCCGGTTTTGCTTTATGTATTTTTGGCAAGTTTTTCTTATCGTTTTACGAAAGTCCATTTCTCATAATCCTTTTCAAGGCTCAATTTAAACTTACGAGGCCCTTTCCACTCTATGCGCACCATGCAAGAATGTTCCATTTCAATTAGGATATTTTTAATATACTCCTCCGAGATTCGCAATGTAGTCGCAAAAGAAGTAACGTTTGAGATAACTTCTTTCCTATTCCAACCATATGTCAGCCGGATAATAAGCAAAGCAACTCTAAGCCAAGTAGGATTTGTTATGTATTTATAAATAGCTTGTAAAAGCTCATTCGCTATTTTAGTATAGCCGTGTTCGATCTGCGGACTTGCCATTTTAATTGCCCCTTATGTTGAATTTACTATCTGCGTCTATCAAGCCCTTACCTTTAACAACAAGGTTTTCAAGCCATATTTCTCTATTGTGGTTTAAGGCGTCAAATACAGGTTGCCACCTTACAAAATTCCCCATGCCCGGTTGGAGGAAAGTCCTCCAAGACTTGCCTTCTGTATCCTTGAAGAACATCCAATACATCAGTTTTTTGTTGTATTTGCTGATGTCTTTTTGTATCGAATAGGTTTTGCGGTTACATATTTGTTGACAGTGGGGACAATGGAAGTCATTTCTGCCTCGCAAGGTCTTGACATCTGCGACAGAAAATTTTATTCATAAAGTTCTTTTTAGAATACTCCACTACCCTTGGATCGTTTATTACGGTTCCACACTTGCCGTTTTGACACACTATAACCTCCGGCGCCTTTTCCTCTGGAGGTAGCACTTCCGGCACTTCCTCCTTAGCGTTTAATTCAGCCATATAGTTTTGGCAATGTTCAGTAACTTGCGCCAGTTCCTTTTTGTTAAGGTCGCGCATCATCGCCTCTTGGTTGTTCTTAAAGTAGTTCATAAGTTCTTCGCCGGTTTTACAGGTGGAGGCACCTTCCCTATATTGATCAAGCTTGGTCTTGGGTGTGTTGCCGGTTACCAATTCGCTATATCGAGTAGCTATGGTTTCTTCTGCCACAAGCCTATCAGCGTCTATAAGTTGCTTTAATTCAGTATCTATGCTCCTCTTAAAGAGGTTGACTTTCTCCGGATCCGTTATCTTGGGGAGTTCTTCGCGAATTGTGAACATCAGTTCCGAATAGTGCTCTTGATACTTCTCGCCTTGGAGCATTTCCTCTGACTTTTCAACAGTAACGGCTATTTCTTCATTGTCTAAATGAGCCTCGATTTCTTCTGGAGTGTAAATGCCTGCGATAACGTCGGGAGCAACTACTCTCGCACACATAGAGATAGCCCTTGCTCTGCACATATTCTTTGGATATTTCTTCCAATTATCCTTGTAGTTAAGGCCGGCATTTCTTGCGTCGTCCAGAGAAAAAGTAACCGTGTAAGGCGACATACCTTTTCTTTTCATCATAACCGTGCATTTCTTATCCGTATCGTCAATTTTGATATCCTCAAGTTTCTCGCTTTTATAGAGGAGTGAAAGCATAAGTTGAGACGCCAAAGCAGTCTTGTTATCTACGATAAAGATATTCCGGATCGCCTCCATAGGGGGAAGCCCAAGTTCTCTGCCTGTCTCCATTACCAATACTGCCTGTTGCGCTGTCCGGATTTGTTTCGGCAGGAACCCTGTCTTGACCATTTGATCTGCCACCGCAAGATTTTTATTCCAATTTGTTGATAGGTCGTTCTCGCTCCTTACTGCCAATCCTCTTTCTCCGTTCATAATTCAATCCTCCTGTTTAAGTCAAGAAGAAGGTGGTTTGTGTTTAAAATTCTTGTCTTTATTTCCTTCAATACGTCAGTTAATGTTGCACTTGGAGGGGGAGGGGGTTCTTTAGCAATAGCTTCCCCTGGTGTAGGAGGGGTGGGAGTCAACGCCGATTGAATTTTTCCTTCAAGCTGTGCTACAAAATTTGACTGCTGATCCAAGACATTTAAAATCTGCTCAACTTCCTTAGTTACTTTACTTTGAGTCTTTTCCGTTGTTAGCCCTCCTGTTCCATTCATAAAACCTCCTATTGTTTATTGAAACTTTTTTCAATTTCCAAAGCCTCGTCGCGTGATTTAGTTACTTCAACGCGAATCATTTTAAATATATTCTTATAAATTTGACGCGTCTCTTTGATTAAATCTACGACTTCCAGCATCGCGGATTCTAAATTCTGCTACACATCTGCTTTTGATATTTTCGCCTTTCGAGGTTTTCCTTTTTTTTCGATACCAAGAAGGCGCCGGACAACTTGTATTTTCCAAGACGGGAGAGCAATGCCATAACTCTTGAAATGCTGTATTATGTCCTTTGGTTTCCTTTGCTCCCTAACCATACTTTCCAATTGTTGCTGATGAACGTCAGATAAAATAAGCTTCGCCATAATAACCTCCTTATATTCTTACCGAGAGTTCATCCTCTTGGTAGACTTCAATTCCATCTATCTTAAGATCGTTAGACGCGACACCGTGGACATTTTTAGAGTGAGCCCTCAAAAGTCCGTTAATCTTCTTCTCGTCTAATATCCAATATTCCTTAGGGATTTTGCTTTCATCTGCCACTTTCCACTTCCATACTTTCTTGGTAAAAGACTTGCCAAGCCCTGAATCTATCGTTACCTTGGGCTTTTCGTTGACAGTAACGGGCACATTGGAAGTATCAGTCTCAAGAAAACTACTGGTAATCTCTCTTTTTTCCTTTTCTTCCTGTGCTTTCCGCGCCTGTTCTATCCTTACCCAACCGAGCAGTTTATCCTTAAGGATTGCCTCCACCTCTTTTAACGGCGAAGTAATTACCTTGAATAGATCGTTGATGGTCTTAACGTGATCCTGCAACGGCTTGACAAAAAACTTTCTCCTGTCTTCTGCTATCTTAAAATACTTCTTACACTCCAAGAGAAGATTATTGGCGTGTTTTGACTCTAACTCCGTTTTCACTTCCATTGACTTTGCTTTGGTGATCAAGGCAGGAACATTTTTCTCAACAATTTGGACTTGTTGATCATTGCGAATATCTTCCATAAACCCTCCTTAGTTTAAAAAGAAACTTATCGTTATAATCACGGTCGCTAATAAAATACAAACACCCACAACTTTTGCATTAAACGGAGCTTCTTCTAAGCGTCTTTTGTAATAGTCGTCCATAAAACCTCCTTTTTAGCGTGGTGAATAAAAGGTGAAAAAATGGTGAGGCGAAAGGTGTCCGAGGAGCATTGGTGCTAACCAACGCTTGTGGGGGAAAGCCCCACCCTTCCGCCCCATGTTGAAGGCGGACATAAAAAAAAAGAGAGGATAGAGTAAAATCTATCCTCTCTTTTATTTGTGTAGGTGAATTTTTTTTTACCCTCAGACATATTTTCGTTACCTTCTATTCTCTTTATGTCCGAAGGTCTATTTAATTCTGGTGAATTATTTTAAGTATCTGTCAAGATACATTATAGGCGCTTTGGCTTCACCTCGAATACAGCTAGTTTATAGGGTTCAAGCTCTGCTCAGGTGTCTACGCATCCCTTTATAAACCGCTGAGCGAAGCGAAGTAATTTTTT